TTCCCATTGGGTAATTACCCACAGGTTAGTTGTGACGGTGAATTCACCATCACCTGCGTCCACTTTGAGTGTTAGTTGCATGTTTCCCTCTTTTGTTGGTTATGGGTTGGTGGTGTCCTCGGAGTACACACCGCCACGGAACGTGATGTCAATGGACGAAATCTCACCTAAGGATGCCTGCATGACAGGTAGCGATTCGAGATAACTGCCACTCAAAATCATGCCAGGGTTGGTGGCACTGTCCACACCTGAACCTGGTTGAACACGGACCGTGGTGCGAGTACCCACAAGGGATTTGAGTGTGGCGTAAACCTCGGATGCGCCGTAGGTCATGTACAGCGTCAATGTCAATTCGGAATCCTCCAGCGTGGCCCCGTAGGTGCGTGCTGTTTCTCCAAAACTGGTGATGTCCGCTGCCGTGATGGTGCGAGTCAAAACCGCCGATTGGCAAAATCCGGTGAGTGCGACACTGTTCACGGTCACAACTGGATTTGAGAGATAGGTGGATGTAGCCATGATTAGTCCTCCGACTTTTCTTGTTTGCTGGATTTGGGTGCAACCTTGATGAAACCACCATCGAGCAGGGCCTCAACATTGATGCCGTCCGCAGGAATGTATTCAGCACCAACGGTCCCGACTAATTCACTAACGATGATGTATTTCATGCTGCTTGCACTTTCATTCTGACTGTCACGTCATAGGCGGCTAGGTCCTGACCACCCACTGACAGGGTAATCGGTTTACCATCAGTGACGGCGACATTTTTCACCAAAAGTTCTGCGCAAATCGCAAGCACATTCCGCAGCGCATCCAGGTTTGCGGGTCCGAGACTGATGACCTGCACAGGAAATGTCATGTCCGCAATGTTTGCGTTGTATGCCGTAAATGTAGGTGCATCAATGAACACGCATGGTGGGTTGATGTTGCGGGGGTCCGTGACAACACGCAAACCAGTGATAGTTCCCAACGATGTCGCCAAATCATCAATGGCCTCATTGAACAGGTCTGTGTACGCCATTAGGCGACCTGCGGACGGTTGATGCCTAGTAACTGCATCACCATCGGTGTGATACCTGTGGCAGGTGCAATACCCATGCCATCAAATGATGCAATCGTGTTGAATGAACCACGCTGGCGGAAATACGCAGCACCGACCATGATGGTTCCGAGTGTGACATCTCCACCTGGTGATGTTGTCAAACTGTCTTGCCCGTAGCCCGCCTCAACACGTCTGCGATACGCAAACGCATTTGCCGCTGCAGCGCACTGTGTTAGGAATGTTGCGTCATCAACACCTGTAAGTGTGAGTCCGAGATAGTCCTCGATTTGTCCAGCGGTGACCCATGTGCAGGTTTGTGTCCAGGTCAGCGTTCCGGTGGGGACCGCCGTACTGAATTCCAGGTCATCGCCTTCATCGTAAAACAACACCTGATTTGGGATGGCAACAGTTTCGTTGTACATCCATTCACCAGTGGTGTTATCCACGCCGATGAATTCGTACTGTGGGCAAAACAAAACGGTGTGTGTGCCGTTCAGGCCGTGGCCTAATCCACCGAGCGTGATGGATTGCCCTGGTTCGATAGGTGTGTCTGTGAGTGTTTGCACTACGGCATAGTCGGATAGCCGTTGGTGTGCGATAACTGTGTAAACCGCCATGGCGGTCCGCCTTTCGGACTAGGCGACGACGATGTATTTGACCAAATCGGAATCAGCCACGAACAAACTTGCATACCCGTAGTAACTGAATTCACGACCGAGCGACAATGGAACCTCACGGCTCATCAATCCACGGATTTGTTCGTAGTACTCAATCGCTGCGCCACGTGCCACAATCAATGTGCCGTCGGCAAAATTGCGGTCCACGACAAGGTTCAATCCAAATGGGTTGAATGTGTTGGCCACGGTCACATTGGCTGTACCCATGCCATTGACACCCATCAAACCTGCTGCTCCTGCGTATGGGAACACCGGACGCTTGTCTGCGTCTAACTGACCGCCCAATTTTTTCCACACATCAGGTGAAACAAAAACATGGTCAGGCAGGAAATTTGATGCGCTGAGAATGTCGGTGGCTGCGTCATAGATTGATGTAATCAATGATGATGGGTCATTAGCGGTGACGGTCCATGTGGAACCTGATGCNGATGAACCAGCGACAAGGCCATCGGCTGCAAGGTTGTCCGATGCCAAAAGGTATTGCGACGCAAGGTCACGCAGGATGATTTCCATTGCTGCGGGTGACGTAAAGTCCACATCCTGAACTGACAAGGTCACGCTGCCACTCAGGGTAGTTTTGCTGATTACGTTTGACGCAATCTGTGGCGATGTTGCAGACACTGTTCCGAGTTCGGATGCTTGTGATGCCACGCTGGTGTGTGTAGTCCATGTTGGGCGGATAAAGGTTTTCTGTTCGCCGCCACCAGGAAACGCACGTGCGCCGATTGCTGCGACCACAGGCCTCACATAGTTCAGGTCCTCAAACACAGGTCCCAACACAGGAACAGGGAGTAAGCCAGGGGTGTTTTCCGTATTGGTATTTCCACCTGTACCAGCCGCAGCAAATACTGACTGGCGTGCGTTCATTGCCTCGGTTGCTGCAGCATTGACACGCTGCCAGGTGTCGCCACCAATGTGAAACGCCGCAAGGTATTCACCAGCGGTAGGCATTCCAAAATTCTTTTTGACTTGTGCAGGAATTGGTGCGGTAGGTACTGCTGCCTCAACCTCTACGGATTCGTTTGAAAGTTCCACGGGTGTCTCCTCGACTGGTTCTGTGGGTTCTGTTTCTGTGTCGGGATTAGTGTCCGCTTGTGCAGCCACATCGGTGATGGTAGCACCCGCAAACGCTCCTGTGGGAACTAATGACAATTCTTGCCATTCAGCGGCGGTGATAACCATGCGTCCCTGTTTGTCCTCGGTGTATTCCAGGACGTTCACACCGACGGACACATCCATCACACCGTCACTGGCAAGCACCAGGGCCTCATCTCCGAGTGCGGTGCGGCTGATTTTCATGGATGCGAGCATCGCCTCAGGGGTGTCCACACGCTCCACTACTGCACCAACAACTTTCGTGGAATCGTGGTACATGAAAACACGGGGGTTGCGTCCATCCACGGGCAATGACCCTGGCTTGAACATGACCTCCTGCCCACCGGACACGGTTGCAAAAACGTTGTAGGGGACCGCAATCGCATCGATGCGGCGTTCTCCTGTTTCTTCACCAGCCTGTGCGGTGACTGTTACCTGGTCAGTGACTAAGCGAATCACGCTAGTTCCTCCTGTGTGTTTTCCTGAACATCTACACGTTCAGTGTCCATTGAGTATGTCTCTCCGAGATAGTCATCGGTATCAAATTCCACGTAGGTTCCACGTGGCAAAACTGCATCACTGGAAAGTGTGCTTGCAATGCATTCCGCATAGATTTTAGTTCCAAACATCCACATGTCCATGCGGGCCTGCTCGGATGACTGGTACGAATAGGAACCAGTGCTGACTCCGAGTAAGTACGGCGGGCAGTTACACAAACGTGCGATGTCAAGTGCGGAATAGTTTGCAGATTCAATCAGCAACATTTTGTCCGGTGTTGCACTGGTGGGTTCGTAGGACAGAAACTCATTCAGTGCTGCGGTTTGGTTTGTGGCTCGTGCAGCGTTGAATGCCGCAGCAAGGTCCGCTAGTTCTTGCGCTGATAGCGGTTCTCCACCTGTTTGTTTCAGGATGCCTGATGGTATGGCCGATGCCGCATTGCGGAAACGGCTGTCTTCAATTTTGAGTGCGGTGGCGATGGTTTGTTCGGACATGTAAATGACACCCTGAACAGGGCTGATGAACTGCACCAGGTTTGCGGGGTCTAATTCGCCGCCGTTGAAAAAAACAGAATTTGACGGGGCAAACCACACTGGTCCTACCTGGTCCTCAGTAGTGATGGAGCCTGCAGGCAAACGTGTGAATGATGCGGGGTAACCGTCCTGGGTGCGGGATGTGATGTACCAAAACGCACGCCCAAAAAAGAACAGGTCATCGAGCGTCCACGCCATGAGTGTTTCATACGGGATAGCGGGGTCAGGACGGCGCAACCATGAACGGGGAGCGATGTACTCCTCCTCCATTTCCTTTTCCGTGTCATTCCAGCGTTCCCGATACATTTTCAAACTCATTGACGCAATCACGGATGCGTGCAAATCTCTTGCACGAGACACCGCTGGAATTTGCATTGAACGGTTTCGTAGTTGGCCTTCCTGGTATGTGTAGTACTGACCAATCATTGCGGGACCCACACCAGCATTATTAGGTGAATACCCACCCGCCGCTGCTGCTTTGATTTGTGGCGGTGCAGGGCTTATCGCTGCTTTGTTCACTTTGTTGAAAAATGCCATGCGGGGTTCCTTGAAATCTGTGTAGCGGACTACCTCCCGACAAGGTAGCCCACTACTGGTGTTGAGTGTAGTTACTTTGCAATCACCATGAATGGTTTTGTGTTTGTTTGCGGTTTTGATGCGAGCGCAACGGACCAGCACATAGCCCGTGCCAGTTCAATTGGCCCTGGTGATTTTTGCGATGACAACACAATGTTTCCTCCAGCGGTCCGGACAATGACCGCCCGCTGTACCTGTTCCGCTAATAGCAAATGGCCGTGATGCGTGACCCGTCCTTCCAGCACCATTGTTTTCATCAACGGTGTGAACTTGACTAATTCGCCGTACCCGACAACACACATGCGGCGTTGAAACTGTGGTGGCACGTGAATTTCCAATGTGGGTGTGACCGCTAGTTGCACACGCTGGTCCACCAGGACACGGGCAACCTCGTCCCACATTTGCGTTTCGGAATCCACAACGAATTCCACATGCACATGTGTTTTCGTGCCGTCTGTGCTTGCACGCACACCCACAAATCTTGCCTCATCGAGTGATGATTCAACACTCAACACACCGCCCGCAGGCATTGGTTCTGTTGTTTGCAAACCGTCCCACACGCCAGGTTCCAGCCATGCGCCACGTGCCGCCACCCACATGTTCAAATGCGCACGCAAAAATGATTCCTTTTTGGACACGGCACGCAACGCCTCGATGGTGACGGTGGTGCCTAGAGCGGGGTTGGCCCAACACCAGTTCCGTTCGTTCTTAGGGTCCATACCTGGGGCAAGTGACCATTCCGCCATGAACGTGGAACCACGCACACCCGCATCCATGTCTGCAATACACATGCTCCGGATTTGCTGCATCGCCGTGGATGATTCATCACCAGCGGTGGACCACATTGATAGCAACGGTGAACGGCGTGCAATTTGTGACGGTCTCAACGCCGTGTCAATCACATCGGGGTCGATGTCAAAAATTTCGTCNGCGAAAATAGCGTCATAGGACCCACCATGNAGNCGGGATGATGCTGCACGGATTTCCCATGTTGACCCGTCAGGCATCGTGACAGATTTACGGCCAATTGCCGCTAATTGTTTCCCGCCAAACTTTTCCACCAGTATCGGTGCCAGGACAGTGAACAATCCTTCAGCACGGTCCAAACGGTTAGCCACAGACAACACGTGCTGCGGTGCGCCACGCAGGATTGCAAATTCAGTTATCCACCAGCCGATAGCCGCAGTTAGCGCAACAGACTTTCCCTGCTGGCGAGCCGTGGACACAAGTGATTCACGAAACACAAAACCAAACGGGTCCGGCGAACCATCCNCNAGCGCACCTGTCTCGAATTGGCCATCCAACGCCACACGCTGCCACGGCATCAACGTCACACCCTGCACACGCTCAGCCCACTCAGCAACCAACGGCCCAAACGAAATTCC